CACCAGCGTCAAGGGTTCCTACAGCTACAACGCAGACAGCGACTGGGACTATCACGGCTACACCGAGAGCGAGTGGGAAGTGTGCGACCGCCGTGGCCGTCCAGCCCCTTGGTTGGCAAAGAAACTGACCAGCAAGATCGAGTCAGAGATCGAGCAAGAGATTGCAGAGTATTTCAATTAAACCGAATCAAAACCAAACTGAAAGCGAGTCGATTATGAAACAAGAAATTGAAACAATCATTAGCACCGAGCATGGTGTGCGCGTGTCGGTCTCCGAGTGGGATGACGATGGTGCGTGGATGCACCTGCAGGGCCGCAACGGTAGCATGAGTACAGTGCTGACTCGTGCAGAAGCAGAGAAGCTGTTTGCTGGCCTGCAAGCCATCTTGGCAAAAGAGGTGACAGCATGAACAAGCAGGAGATTGACGACATGATGAAAGACCTTCCGAGCCAACAATTACCAGAGGAGACCGTGTTGCAAAAGGTCATTTTTGGTATAATGTTTATCGCGTTCCTCGTGTTCTGGATGTGGGTGCCAGACTTCACGCTCACTGAAGAGCAGTGCCAACAACAAACATCACACGCCATCACAAGTGGCCTGTGTACCGAACCGAAAGCGAAGTAAAACCGAATGGGTTTCTCGGCCCCAAAAGCCGAGACTTCTGGCGAACCATAAGCGAATCGATTACACTGCGATCAATTTGACTTTATGGGGAATATGGGTCATGCCAGAAACACCGAAAGGGCCAAAGAGGCCCGCAAAAACCAATAGAGCGGCACAGGAGGCCGCAAAAGCCATTGGGAAGGCCAAGGTAGCCGCAAAGACCACGAAGGCTTCTACGCCCGTAAAGAAGGGCGCTCCCACAACATTCAACCAGAAGACAGCAGACCTCATCTGTATCGGACTGAGTGAAGGCATGAGCCTGCGTAAGATACTCAAGGCTGATACGGCTGGAGTGCTTCCAGCGCAGTCTACGATCTACCAGTGGTTGTTGCGCCACCCCTCTTTTCAAGAGCAGTACACGCGCGCACGGGAGGAGCAGGCTGAGACGCTGGCCGATGAGATCATCGACATCGCCGACGAACAGCCTGAGATCGTGGTGGTCACCGACAAGGCGACTGGTGCCGTGATTGAGCATAAGTTGGACAGCGCCTTCCTCCAGTGGCAGAAGAATCGCATCGAGGCCCGTAAATGGACAGCGGCCAAGCTCCGGCCAAAGAAGTACGGCGACCGTGTGGCGCTGGAAGGTGTCGAGGGTGGGGCACCTATTGCCACGCAGGACGCTACGGCCAGTAAGTTCCTTGAGGTGATCCGCAACATGGAGATGACAAAGCGTGTTGGCTGATCTGTTCGACGAACAGACCGTGGCCGAGTTCAATACTCTGCCCGAACATAACCGAATCGCTTTTATTGCTCATGCCGAGTGGATAGCGCAGGCGCACTCGTACCAAATACCGCCTGACCTGCACAGCGATTACCGAGTTTTCTTGATGCTTGCAGGCAGGGGTGCCGGAAAAACTAGGTCGGCCGCCGAGGCTTTGTGGTGGTGGGCATGGACTCACCCCGGCACGATGAGCGTGGTGCTGGCCCCAACGAGCGGGGACTTGAAGTTCACCTGCTACGAAGGGCCGAGCGGCCTGCTCGCCTGCATCCCCGAAGAATTGGTGGTGGACTACAACAAGCAAGACCACATGATCAAGCTGTCCAATGGCTCCAAGATCAGGGGCGTGTCTGCCGACTCTTACGACCGTCTGCGCGGTATCAACTCCTCGTTTGTTTGGTGCGACGAGTTGGCCGCATTCAACTACCTCGGCCCCAACGAGGCGTGGGACAACATGATGCTGGGTCTGCGTATCAAGCCCGACCAGCAGGAGCATAGCCAGCCCCGTGTGATCGTGACCACGACACCGCGCCCCAAGGACTTGATCCTCGATCTGGTGGGCAGGGAAGGCGACGATGTGGTGGTCTCCCGAGCCAGCACCTACGACAACGCCAAGAACCTCGACAAAGCCTTCCAGAAGCAGTTGGAGAGCTATCGTGGTTCAAAGCTCTACCAACAAGAGGTGCTGGGCGAAATTGTCGATCTTGAGGACGGCAAGGTGGTCAGCCGCGATATGTTCCGCCTGTGGCCGCACGACAAACCCTTCCCCAAGTTCGAGACCATCATTCAGTCCTACGACTGCGCCTTCACCGACAAAGAACACAACGACCCCACGGCCATGACGACATGGGGCGTGTTTAAGCCGCTCGATGGCCCGATGTCCGTCCTGCTGATCGACTGCTGGGCCGAACACCTGACCTTCCCTCTGCTCAAGCCAAAGGTGCTGGAGGAGTGGCGCGTGTCCTACGGCGAGGGCCGCGATGCCAAGCGGCCAGACCTGATCCTCGTGGAGGAGAAGGCGGCAGGCATCTCCCTGATCCAAGAGTTGCGCCAGATGCACCTGCCTGTCAGGGGGTACAACCCCGGCAGGGCGGACAAGATGCAACGGCTCCAGATCACAGCGTCGATCTTCACCACTGGCCGTGTCTGGCTCCCCGAGTCCAGCGTCCGCAAGGGCTACGTCAAGGACTGGTGCGAGGGCTTCCTGTCGCAGTTGTGTTCGTTTCCCGACTCGACGCATGATGACTATGTCGATAGCGCAACGCAAGCAATTCGGTTATTGAAAGATCAGGGCTGGCTCGACATCAATCCAGAACCAAGGGATAATGATGACGATGAATATCTAGAATATACGCAACCCAAACGGGTTAATCCGTATGCGGCATAAAGGTGCAATATGACTGATGCAATCAAAGTGGGTAAGGGAATAATGGGCGCATTGGCGAAAGCCAGTGAAATGGCAAAAGCTGAAAAAGCCGCCAAAGCCGCAGGTAAGTCCAAGATTGAGGAAGTGCTGGCATCCCAGACTGCCCCGATGACCACGCCGCAGGGCACGGGCCTGCCGCTCATGCCGCGCGATCAAGGTATGTACACACCACGGGAGCAAAAAGACCTGCCCCGTATGCCCAAGGTGGATGCCGCCCGAGCCGCTGGCGTGTCGCCCAAGTACACCGAGCGTATGCAAGACCTGCTCGACAGCCCCACCGCCCGCAAGAAGGTTGACAAGCTGATCAACAAGGGCAAAGACCTCAATATGCAGGAGTGGTACGGAACCGAGCCTCTACGCCAAGTGGCGATGGACGCTGGCCGCACACCAGAGCAGTTCGAGTCTCTGATGGCCCAACTGGCAAGCGCCAGCCAGCGCAACCCTGTGGATAAGCAGAACCAGATGGGTTCGTACCTGTACCACCTGAGTGAGACAGGCCAACTGCCCGAAAATTCCCTGCTCTTGACCAACAAGCTCAAGAAGGCGCTCAAAGCTGATCCATCACTGGCCGAGGGCCGTCAATTGGTGGAGTTGCCCACAGGCTACGGATCGCTGGCGCAAGGCGACATCTTCAACCGCGCCGTGATGATCGGCCAAGGCGACATTGCTGGCGCTCTGCCCCCTAACAAAAAGCTGGGCACGTTCTACGAGAACCTGCTTGGCAACCTGCGCCCTGTGACGGTGGATGTGAACGCCGTGCGTGGCCCCATCATCGAGCGCGGCGACCCACGCTGGCTAACCAGCAAGCTCGTCGAGAAGGACGAGGAAGGCAACATTATCAACAGCTACAAACCCCGCGAGATGTACGACACGGGCGAGATGACTATGCGTGAGGCCCAACAGCGCCCCGGGTTCTGGGAGGCCGCGCCTTCTGGCTCCGAGTACGCAGGCTTCGAGGACTTGTGGCAACGTGGTGCCAAACGTCACGATGTCGATCCAGCAGAGGCGCAGGCGCTGGGCTGGTATGGTTCCGCTGATGTGACCGCGCTCAAGACCAAGCCTGAGAACTATGTGGACAACCTTGAGCGATTGATCAAGCGCACCGCAGAGCAGACGGGTCAGTCGCCCACCAAGGTGATGAACGACTTTGTCACTGGTGAGGGTTTCCTTCGCAAGAAGGGCGGTGCAGTCAATACGCCTGCCAGAGCCAAGCCCGGCCACGAGACCTTGGAGGAGCTTGATCGCTTCCACCAACGCTTTGCTCTGCATAAGGCCACTGGCGGCAAGGTCAAGATTCCTCACTTCTCGCTCAAGCGCATGAAGGACGGCGGATCGTCCGACGACATCAGCTACGAAGAGCTTGCCACCAACTTGGGCAAGCTGGCAAAGAAGCAGGGGAGCGAGGAGATCGACTCTTTGAGCAAGCCCCGCGCCGTGACCGACATTGCCAATCGCGGCATCCTAGCGCCAACACTGGGTATGCCCGTTGACCTGATGAACATGGGCTTGACTGGCATTGACGCTGTGTCTGGCTTAATGGGAAAACCGACTCGGTTGGCAAGTGAAAAGCCAATCGGTGGATCAGAACACATCAAGGATTTGATGGACAAGTACGGCGTGACTTCTGGCTCCGACCGCCCAATGATGGAAACCACACTGAGTTTCTTCAGCCCCACAGGCATGGTCAAAGGCGCTATGGGCGCAAGCAAGACGGCTCAGAAGGCCAGCAATGTGATCAAAGACTTGGTCGGGGCTAAGAAAGCCCGTGGCGGCTTAACCTTAATGAGATGACTATGGCTACACAATTCCCGATTGACCAAGACGCTGACCGTCATATTGACGGTATGAAAATGACGGACGATGGCGGCGTTATTGCCGACCTGCCAGATGGCGAAGAGATGGATGTTGAGGAGCTTGATGACGGCTCGGCCATCGCTAACATGGGGCCGTTTGTAGGCCCAGAAGAAGACGAAGACTTCTACGCCAACCTTGCTGAGACCATCAACCTCTACGATCTTGAGAAGATCGGGATGCGTTACCTCGACTTGATCGAGAAGGACAAGGAAGCCCGCGAGAAGCGCGACAAGCAGTATGAAGAAGGTCTCAAGCGCACTGGCTTGGGTGACGATGCCCCGGGCGGCGCAAACTTCTTCGGCGCATCTAAAGTTGTCCACCCCATCATGGCCGAAGCCTGCGTGGACTTTGCGTCCCGCGCCATCAAAGAGATGTTCCCGCCTGACGGCCCCGTCCGCACCAAGGTGCTGGGTGAGGTGACTGAGGCCAAGACGGACACTGCCGAGCGCAAGCGCGACTACATGAACTGGCAGTTGACTGAGCAGATCGAAGAGTTCCGCGACGAGCAAGAGCAGTTGTTGACCCAACTGCCTCTTGGTGGCTCACAGTTTATGAAACTGTGGTACGACGACAGCAAACGCCGCCCCTGCGCTGAGTTTGTGCCCATCGACAACATTCTCCTGCCGTTCGCCGCTGTGAACTTTTACACCGCCCAGCGCGTGAC